GCTCGGTTGCGGGGTAAATGTCTGCCAGACCATGTCCTCATGCACATACCCGATCTTGCGACCGGGGCGGCCGATGAAGGTCTGGGGCGCCCGCAACAGGGACGTGGTGCCGTCTTCGTTCACGATCTCGACCACGCCTTTCAGCATGACGTTGAGATGCTCGAATTTCTGATGATGCCCGACCGCATACGTTCCGGCCGGGATGTGCACTTCGCGCACATACAGCCCGTCGGCGAACACATGGCGCACTTCGCAACTCGCCTGCGGCTGCTTCAGCATCTCGACCTCAAGGGCCGCCACCTTTTCGGGCGTAATCGCCACTACATCAACCGGCAACGCACTCATAGCTGCGCCAAGGCGTCCTGGGCGGCCTGCCAGTTCGTCAGATGCGTCTGCACGGTGTCGATCAGAGCGGCCTTTTCAGCGGCGATCGTCGTGGCACCCGATGCGAGGGCCGAGGTCGGCACAGATCGCCTGTGGGTGACCTCTGGAACGCCTTCCACCGTGCCTTCGAGCACGATCCAGTTGATGTTGTCGACCGGGTCGTCCATCACCACGCGCTGCACGATCACATCGGCCATGTTATCTCCAGAAACTGCCGTTACCGCCGGCCCCTGCCCCGCCGCCGCCGGTGGTGCCAGACGAGACCCGCGTGGCGGTACCGCCCGAGGTGTAGGCGGCATACGCCGTGCCGTCCACCGCGATGGTGAACTTGGTGGTCGTGGTGACGGTGATCACGTAATTGTTGCCGTTCAGGTTGGTGCCGAAGGTGCCGGGCAGAGAGGCGAAGGTGACGGTGTTGCCGCTGCTCCAACCGTGCGCGGCAGTCATCGTGATCTCGATCGGGTTGGCGCTGGTTGCGCCGGAGACGTTGCCCGCCGTGGTCGATACCGCTGTCGTGATCGAGCCGACGTAATAGCGGCCTGCGGCGATCATCACCGTCGGGTCGGTCGAGGCCAAGTAAGTCACCGAGCCGCCCGTAAAGTTCGGGTCGTCGGTGTAGACGTAATACGTCGTGCTGGTCGTAAGGCTTGAGATCGTGCCGGAGTTGTACGACACCGTGCCGAAGTCGTATTTGACGGTGTGGGCCGCCACCGCAATGCTGGCCACGGTGCCGACCGCCGAGCTGCTGAGTATCGTGGACGAAGACTGGACGCTGTTGCGGTTGGCCACCACGATCGGCGACAAAAACCGTTGGTCGGCCATGCTGCCGGTGTTGCCGATCTTGGCCACCAAGGTCGGCAACCCGACCGTGCGGCCCGTCGGGATCGCCTGAGTCGCGACGATGCCGTTGGCAAAGTCGGTCTTGGACGAGCGGATGTCGATCTTGGCGAGGATGTATTTCTGATACTGGTCGAAATACTCACGCATGATCTCGCCCGTGACCGGGCCATCCGGAATGCGCGGCAGCTGCATATTGCGCAGCGTCACCGTCATGACGACCCGACCTCTTGGTCCGTGATCGCGTCTTCGAGGTAGCACATCTCAGGATCGCTGATGCGCAGGCGATAGGCCCGTTCGCGACTGGACCCCAGACGGAACCACAAGACACGCGGCTTGGTGCCGATCGGACCCATGCTGCGGGAGGAGATCAACAACCAGGTATCGCCGCCGTTGTCGGATTTGAACAACGTGAAGTTGGGCGAACTGGTGCTTGATTTCGTCACCCGGTAACGAACTTCAACGCCCTTGAAGGAAATGAGGTTCGCATCTGCATACAGGGACCCGAACTCGACGTCATCCACGCGGACGTTGCCGAATTCGCTGCACAGCGAGTCGGTCAGGTAGCCGACGGCGCCGGTGTTGGTGTCCTGCACGTAGGTGTAGCCGTAGCACGTCACCGCGCCCGTCACTTGCCACCAGGACTGGTTGTAGGTCGCCCGTTCGTGCCACTCGTTGGTGGTCGCATCGAAAACCCATGTGGCGACGTTCGGGATGGTCAGGTGATAGAACAGGTGGCCGTCCCACTGGTAGGTGAACGCGTAGGCACTGCTCAGATCGCCGTAGGACAGCAAGGCGCGTTCGACGCCGTGTTGGCTGATGCGGGTCGGGGTCTGACCGTTCAGACGGCGTACGGTGCTGTCATTGGCGAGCCAGAAGACCGAGTTGTCCATCCGGGCAAGGGTCTGCGCGGCGGCACAGCCGATCTCGAGGAACCCGGCAGGGCTGCGCTCGAACGGGAATCCGCTGCCGCCGGAGTCGTAATAGAGCTCCGTGGTGCGATAACCCGCCAGTACGATTTCGCGGTGATCGACGATGAGGCCGCGCAGCAAGTCGGGGGCGCCTTCCTTGCTGGCAAAATTGAGCGCCGGCCATGTGGTGGCGTCAGCCAAGGCCGAACTTGCAAATTGACGCGAATTCGGGCGGCTGGCGACGATGTACGAGTCGATCGCGGAGACGGATGAGGCGCCGAGGAAATTGACGTCCGAAATCAGCGAGACCGTGGTGCCGTTGGTGATGTACCCGGCGTTGTCGGCCGCGATGACGGCGTTGATTCCGTCGTCGGCTGCGGTAATCCGGCCTGTGCCGGCCACGGTCCCGAGGGTCGTGACGGTTCCGGCAGACGATATCTTGTACAAAGTTGAGTCGGCGACCGCGTACAGCGTCTCGTTGAACACAAACAGGCCGCGACCCTTGCCCATGCCGCTGCCGAGCGTGGCAAAAGAGGCAATTCCGGGGCAACGGGCCAGCCGGACAGGCGATTTCGCCTCCTGCGGGGCCTGTTCTGCGTACCAGTTGACCAATCGGGCCGAGCTGCTCGGCCGGTAACTGTGCAGCGGGAGGGGAAGACGGGCCATCAGATGCCCGTATTGATATTGAAGTAGGTGTTACGACGGCCCTGCGGGAGGTCCATCGTGTCGATAATCGGGTCTTCGCTGGTCATCTTCGAGATCGTCGCCATACCGGCGGATGCCAGGGCAACGATCCGCTCGTCCGTCGGACGTGCGTACTCGAGCGACAGCTGCAGGGCGAGGTTGTACTTCATACCGCGCAGCGCCCAATCCGGAACGGTGATGAGGTCGGTGGACGACGCCAGCGGCGTATAGCCCAGTTCGCGGCCCATCGCCTGCCATTCGGCCATCATCTCGTTCAGCGTGTCCATATGCTGCTGAACCTGATCGCTGGAAGGTGCTTCGTTGTCCGACAGGACGGACAGAATGCGCAGCACGTCTGCGACGAGATCGGCTCCGGTCATGAAATTCTCCCAAAAAGGACGGGGGGCCGAAGCCCCCCACCTTTGTTCACGTCATCAGTTCGTGACACGCACCGCGAGGTGCGGACGCAAGGTACGGATGCCGTACAGCACGTCCACACGAGTCGGGAACTTGTCATTGTTGATGTCGTACTGGCGAACCAGACGGCAGCTGATGCCATCCGACTGCGCACGAGCCGTGAAGTCCACGCCCTGCGGCATGACGAGGTCGGCCGACACGAACGCAAACGCATCGCGGTGGTACACGAGCGACTGCGAGTAGGTCGTCGACGCCGTCGGCTGCAGCCACGTTACCGCCGCAGACGACGCCGGCTGGGCCGACACGTTCTGGAACGGCTTGGTCGCACCGCTGGTGTAGAACACCGTCGGCCAGACCGTCACGGTGGCGGCAGAAGCCGTCGCCGTCGCGTCGGCCAGCACCACGAACGGCTGCAGGTACGGCAGCGGGGTCTTGGTCTCCGGGTGCACCGCGTAGACGCCGGCGATCGTGAAGGTTTCACCCTTCTTGACCGTACCGGTGCCGACGAGGCCGGTGAGCGCAACCTGGTTGCTGCCTTCCGTCGTCGCCGCCGACAGCGTCACGCCGGACGCCGAGCGGCTGCCGGTGGTGATCGTCGGGGTCAGCGAGTTCTCGAAGAAGTCGATACCGGCCACGCGGCCGATGCGACCTTCGATGTACTGCTGACTGATTGCCTTCGAGTCCTGGAACAGACCCTTGGTATCCGACAGGAACTGCACGTTGGCGGACGGTTCGAGCTGCGCCGAGCGATTGTCCATCGGGGCCAACATATACATGAGGCGCTGACGGGCGCTGAGCATCTGCGCGTAGCCCGACGTCGTACCGGCCGTGCCGACCACGTTGGCCACGCCCATCGCGTGGTTGTTCACGCCGACCGTGTCGTCCGTGTAGGACGCACCGACCTGCGTGCCGAACGCGCTGTCGGCCAGAGCGCAGGACAGGGCATCCGACTCGATCTGCGCCGCCAGAGCGGCTGCAGCGGGCTGGATGTACCGTGCGCTGAACTCGTCGATCGTGAGGGTGAGGTCGCCCGACGTGAAGTTGAGGTCGATACCCTTCTGGGTGGCCTGCGTGAGCAGGATCGACGTTTCCTGAACGTCCTGCACCGCCAACGTGGCGCCCGAGCGGACGGTGTAGCGGTTGGGCTTGCGGATGGTCAGCGTCGGACCGACCTTGCCGGACATGGTCGCGCCGCTGTTGGCGAAGCGATCATCGTACTGGCGATTGATGGACGACACGAAGTTGAGCTTCTGGTGAAGGATCGCCAGAAACTCCCGCGTGATCGCGGTTGGAGAAAGAAGCGTATTTGCCATTGTTGAAAATTACCTTTGTCTGCGATCTGCAAGCTGCTGCCTGCGAAGCGCCATCCAGTCCTGATCCGTCAGGTCGTCGCGCAGCGGGTTGCTGCTGGGTGCGACGGCCGTACTGACCGGTGTCGGTGGTGGCGCGGCCCTTGTGACTGTGGGAGCGGGCCGGTTGGACAACTGCGCTTCGATCAGAGCGATGGCGCGACCCTGCAAGGCCGGCGGCAGGTTCGCGATCTCGCGATCCTTGCCGGACTTGACGATCTGGTACGCCAGCTGCGGTCCGAGCGGACTGGCCATGATTGCCTCGGCCATATGCGGAGTGACGGTCGCACGGTTGCTGTACACCGTGTCGGCGTAGTCCTCGATGGAGTCCGCATATTTGCTTTCGGCATTCCGGAAGTTCGACTCCAACTGGGTGCGTCGCTCGGTCTCGACCTTTTCGCGGGCTGTCTGCTCGATACGAGCGACAGCGGCGACCTCGGCCTTGCGGGCGGCCCAATCGGTGACGGCTTCCGCCCATCGCTCCTGGTCGAACCCGAACTGCTCCAAGGTGGGGCGGTTCTGATCCTGCGCGGGGGCTTGGGG